GTTTCAATTAAAATATGTTGCTGATCCTAGTGTTGTTGATGACACTAAAGCTTGGGATTATACTAAGTGGCCTGAAGTTGAATTTGTTGAAGAGTATATGAAAGGATTAACACAGAAATTTAATCCGCCTGTTGCTCAAGAGCCTTTAGACTCGTCCAAATATACTAACATAGTTAATATAAATGCTTTAGAATTTCCTGAGTTTTCTTTGGCGTATGCTAATAGAGAAGAGGTTAAATTTTTTTATGAAATATGGGAAAGACAATTTGTAACAGCTCATTACACGGGTTTATTTAGGGCGGATAATCCACAATTTGATAAATTATTGGATGGAGTATTAGACTTTGAAAGTAAAAATATTGTTTCAAGTATTGGAATAAGTAATCCATATTTGGCGTTCAAATTGAAAAACTATGAATTGAATGCTAAAATTTATCCTGGATTCCTAAGGAGTATTTCAAATAACGGAACAGGTAGATTTTATCAAGAATATATAAGAGACTTCTTTGTTACTCCATATCTTAAAGGTTTTCTAGAAACCCCAACATCAATACTAAAAGTTGATGAGTTGGGATCTATTCCACAATTAAGTGAAATAAATGTTTCGGAAAATATAAAAAGTGTGATAGATAGAGTATCCAATGAACCTACCGTGGTTGATACATATCCATTTACAGACATTAAATGGTGTTCAACAAACTTGGTGGGTTTTCAATACAATAGTGATGTTTCAAGATATAATACAAATAAAGTTATCACAATATTTGAGCAAAGAAATGTAATATCTAACTTTACAGATATAGATTCTTTTGTAAGAAATAGACCTGTAACTAATTTCTCTTATCTTAACTCACAGGATAAATCCGTTGGGTTAAACTCTTTCACTAATTTATCTGAAATATATGTAAATTCTGAACCTACTGAATTTATGCCGACAGAGGGTTATGTAAGTGCAAATGCGCCATCATTGAACTATTTTGGTCGAGATATTGTTAATACAACAACAAGCATGTTAAACACACCATATTTTATAAATGCAATACAAAAGGGTGTGGATCAGTGGAGAAGGAATGCTAAAAACCCTTACAAAGCGGCCGCATACTTATTCTTAAATTCTCTACCTCTAATTACCCTTAGAGAAAGAGTTAAATCACAATATTTGATTTCAGATGATAATACCCCTGCTGGTCAACAAACACCTGCGGGTCTAAATGATTTTGACTTCTTTTTTGCAACAATAAAAAAATTCGGAGCGGTACATAAACTACCTTACGCCTGGATTTTAAGGGCCGGTTCTTTATGGCATAGATATAAGTTACATAAAGAAACAGGTGTTGATTTTATAGATGACGTGTGGAAAAGATTTGATGCGGTCACGAATTATGATCCAGTAACTAAAAGTTCTAATAAAGTTTATTCTTATATTGTTAATGGTGAAGAAAATAAAATAGTACTGCAAGATCAAACAACAGAGTCTATAAACATGAATGTTGGGTTCTATCCTAAAGTGATTACCGACTTTAATGTATTCTATAACGGATATGATGTTTTCAAACAATATACAAATGAAGAATTACAAGATGCGGTAAATAATGGATTGAAAATTTGGGACTATCAAGGATCAAGACTTTCGAATATATCTCAAGGATCAACGTTATTGACTTTGAATACTAAGTCTATCATTATTCCTGCAAATATTCAAGTTACAATAACTGAAGAAAATTGTAAGGTTCCTGTTATTCAAAACATAGAAAATAATTACATATTACCATCTTTTGGAAGTCAGGTAAATGAAGTTAGATCTGCATTGATTGAGCAAATAGGTACAGACAACCCATTTGTTGTTCCAGGATACTCTATTTCAGGTAATGATGCAGTTTTCAATGGAAGTGTTAGAATGTTTTGGAACTCACCAAATTACGGATATTTTAACTCATCTGAAATTGTTAAGCCAAGTACAGATTCTTACATGACCAAGGTACAAACAGACGCTAAGTTAATGAGTCCGTTTAGGTTAATGAATAAGGATGAGTACACAAAAATAGATGATATGATTTCTGTTTTTGATAGAAAAACATTAGATCTTTTCGAGGATGAGTTCTTAAAGTTTTCTAATTCAGTTAATGATATTCAGAGTGGTGATTTAATTTCTGCACCGTTCAATAAATTTGTTAGTGATACAAATGCTCAGTATAAAAACTTTCAGTACTTTATGAGAAATCTCATGAAAGTACCTCCAAAACAAGCCGATGAATCAGAAGAATTTTATTTTCAAAATATAGGTCAACAACAATATGGTATTATTCAAAAACAAATTCAAAATTTTTTACAATTTGACATATTATTAAGAGTCGGTAATCCATCTGAATATAATAGACGAGTTTTTAATTCTTATTTGTCTCATGATTCGGCAACAATTAGTGTTGTTAATCCAATAAAGTTTGACCCTTATATTAAAAATACTTTACCATCGATGGGTGGTACAATAACATTATCACAATCTAAACAACTATATCCAAAAGAATGGTTGGCTTTGGAATTGAATGTAGGATTTTCTACAATACCTGAATTAGAATATAAAAACAGTGGTTCATACATTACAGATTTCTTTATCGATAATGACATAAAATTCAGTGTTGATAATATAGAAATTTTATCACCATTAATTAAAATGTATGCAACACAAAAACTTGATACGACTGATACAACACCAAATAGTTTCAAAACTAAAATAAATCAGTTTTTAGACAAAACTAAAAAAACTCAAGATTATTTTATTGACGGAATAATTAACAGGTTACAAGGGCCAGAATCGGATGGTGGTTTACCTAATTATTCTGAAGTTTCTGAAAAAAAGATTAATTCTGTTTTAGATGGGCAACAAAGTAAGGTTGAAAATTGGGAAGTATTTAAGGCGTTAAATGATAAGTGGATAGCTGGTGGAGATTATAATAATAAGACATTGTTTGAAGATATGTTATTTTTAGATAGGGCATCTAGAAATATTGGTGATACTTTATTAATTGATATTTTCGATTTGAAAAACGCAATTAACAAAACAATTCTTGGATCGGCAATACAAAATAAAATGTCGGTTTATACATTCATTTCTAGTATTTTAATTGATAATAATTTTACAATAATGAATTTACCGGCATATGTGAATTTTTATAATGTTACAAATGTTGATGGTACAAATACATTTAGACCGGAAGGAAGTTTAGACTTTGCCAACAATATGTGGGGAACATTCTTAAATGTCGACTATAGGAATTCTTCACCGAAGATGGTGTGTTTTTATGCCGGAAAACCGTCTAATTATGTTGCACTACCTGAAAACAAAACCTATATGTTTAAGGATGATGGTTTTGATTTAAGAAGAGCTTCCGAAAATCCTTTAATTGAAAATTTAACAAACAAGACAGATTGGGGTTTATCAAACAGATGTGTTGGATTCAATGTTGATATAGGAATCAGAAATCAAAATATATTTTACGGATTTAGTGTTGGCCAAGAAAATGGTAAAGCAACATCAGAAGCAATACAATCACAATTGAATATGATTAATCAAATTAATGGACAAAACACATCAACTCAAAATGTAAGTCTATATAATTTATATAAACAGAGAAGTTATACATGTACTGTAACATCTTTAGGTAATGCATTGATTCAACCAACCATGTATTTTAACTTAAGACATGTACCAATGTTTTACGGGCCATATATGATTACTGATGTTATACAAACAATAACACCAGGATCTTTTCAAACTCAGTTTACTGGAGTTAGACAAGGAATATTTGATTTACCAACAATTGACAAATATCTCCAATCTATTAATCAAAATCTTTTAACTAAATTAGAGAAGTTCGTTCTAAATAAAGCGGATAGTATAGTACCACCTAAAACAAATTATCAGAGCCAAGCGGATCAAAAATCTAAAGAGACTGACTCTAGAAAGCAACCACCTAACGCTTGTGACAATTCAGTTCTACCAATTTATAAAGAAAAAGGTTTTGTTGCTACCTCAGCCCAAGAAGTTAAATTAACAAGAAAAGAAATGAGTGATTTGATAAATAGTGAATTGAGTAGGAGACAAGGTACTCCTGACATTACACTTCAGGCAACAATGTACTCTATTTGTTATTTTAGTACCTTCAAAACCGAAGGCCAAGTCTTTATTGGTTTTAATAATTGTTATGCTACTCAATATGCGTTATCAAGTTCTTTTTCAACTTTTGAAACATTTTTCACTAAGACATATTGTTGTATGAAAAATGAAGGTCTTTCAGGGTCTTATCCTTTGCCAAATTTTAACTCCGCAAGTGATTTTATAAAGTTTCTTTTCTCTAGATTAGAAAAAAATGCAGATAGAATAAAAAAATTGGGTTTGTGGAAATTCTATTCATGTCATTTTCCAACGGACAAAATAGTCTCAGAGGAAGAGTTTGATAAAAATAAAAACACTAATGTTTCTTTCAAAAATATTAGAGACGTATTAAACAAAGCATTAACTGATGCTAAAGGAGTTGGTATTGATGTTGGGGATATAAACTTATTCTTAGATGGACCAACACCACCTTCACAACCACAGCAAACTGCAACCGTGCAACCATTATGTCCTGAGCCAGAAATCAATTCATTTGAACCTTTTTCAGCATATACCTCATCACCTTCACCTGAAATAACAATATATGGTACAAGTTTATATGGTAATACACAAGTTTTTATTGGTAATCAACCGTGTAATATAATAGAAAACACAGAAACAAAAATAGTTTTTGTCCCAACACAAAAGGTTGGTGGTAAGATTAAAGTAATAACTGAATATGGACAAGATGAAACACAAAGTCAATTTCAATTCATTTTCAGAAATTAATTCACTTTTTTTGTATATTTATAAGAAAGTTTTTATATGAATTTAACTTCAAAATTGAATGATTATTTGGGAAAACAAGTAAGATATTCTGAACAAGAAAACGGTGATGGAACAAAAGAAGTGTGTGATTTAGATACTGGTGAATGTTACATCGTAAGAGAAAAAGATGGATTAATTGAAAGAGCCGGACATCAACATACTGTAAATAGGAAAGTAAGAGTTGAGACACCAAGGGGTATAAAACAACTATTAAACGGTTAAAATATGAGTTTAGATAAAAAAATAATTAGTGAAATAAAAAGATATCACTTTATTAATAAATACATTTCTGAGCAAGAGGTTGCTCCAGAAGTTGCTCCTGAAGCGCCATTACCTGACGAGGGGTCTATTGATACCCCATCATTACCTGCAGCTGAACCTGAGGTAATTGATGTAGAATCAGATGCCGAAGTAACTAAGATTGATGATAAAGGTAAATCTGAGGAGGGTTCTGGTAAAGATACTGAAGAACTTGATATTACTGATTTAGTAAATTCACAAGAAAAAATAGAAACAAAACAAGATGAGTATTTCAAAAATTTATTTGATCATATTTCTAACTTGGAAAATAAGTTGAAAGAAATGGATTCTATTGTTAATAAATTAAATTCTATTGAGAATAAAATAGAAAAATATAGAGAAAAATCTCCTCAGGAAAAATTGGAACTTAGAACATATGATTCATATCCTTTTAATCAAAAGCTATCTGACTTCTTCCATGATAAAAAAGATGAAATGGAAAAAACAGGTAAAAGAGATTATGTTTTAACATCAGATGATGTTATAGATATTAGAGATAATGAGATTAAAGATAGTTTTGTTCCCCCACAAGAAGATGTTAAATTTTAATTATAAAGGTCACTTCGGTGACCTTTTTTATTTGACTACAATGAAAAAATCAACTATATTTGCATTATAAATTTTTTTTTAACTTTTAATTATTAAACATGAGTAACACAGTAGACGCCGTATTGGCACAGTATGAGAAATCAAAAATCGGGGGCGGGGCCCAATCAAAAATGTCACAAGACGAAAGAATGAAAAAGTATTTCGCTTTGATCCTTTCTGATAAAGAAAATTCAGGACAAAGGAGAATTCGTATTCTACCAACACCTGATGGATCATCACCATTCAAAGAAGCATGGTATCATGAAATTCAAGTTGGTGGTAAATGGCAAAAGTTTTACGATCCGGGAAAAAATGACAATGAACGTTCACCTTTGAATGAAGTTTATGAAGAACTCATGTCAACAGGAAAAGAATCCGATAAAGAATTAGCAAAACAGTATAAGTCTCGTAAGTTTTATATTGTTAAAGTTATTGATAGAGACAATGAACAAGACGGACCAAAGTTTTGGAGGTTCAAACATAACTATAAGAATGAAGGTATATTAGATAAAATTATACCTATATGGAGAGCAAAAGGTGATGTCACCGATCCTGAAAAAGGTAGGGACTTGATAATCGAACTTACAAAGTCTAAGACCCCTAAGGGTAAAGAATATACAACAGTGTCAACAATCATGTATGATGATCCAACTCCTGTCCATGAGGATAAAAAACAATCTGATGAGTGGGTTAATGATGAATTAACATGGTTAGATGTTTATTCTAAAAAACCAGTTGAATATCTTGAAGCTATTGCTCGTGGAGAAACTCCAAGATGGGATAGTGAGAAAGGTGGATATGTTTATGGTAATGATGTAGAATCAACAACTTCTGTTGGTGGTGGAATCGTAGATCCGCAAGCGGATGAAGATTCAGATCCAGATCTTCCATTTTAATTATATTAAGTAGGGGTTTGAACCCCTACTTTTTTTTAAGTTTTTTCAGTATGAAACAACAAGATAAATTAGATCAACAACTAAAAAAAAACCCTAAGATTACCACTGAAATTTTAAGTGAATTACAAGATGTTCAGTTTTCATCAGGAAGAAAAGTAAATGTTGGTGATATCATTTTGAATGGGTTTATAAATTCAGATAGGGAGTTTATAATTTTACATATTGACGAGATCGGGGAAATTTATGAGGAAGATTATGAATATCCTGATCTTGAGTATCCAATTATAAGTTTGAAAAGAAAACAAAAATAAAATGGCAATAAAGAAAAATGAATTTAGTAGTATTAAGAAAAAGTTTTCTACTTCCGCAAAGTATAAACCACAAAGATTTTTTGATTTAGGTCCTGATTTTTTAGATGCGGTGGGTTTACCTGGTCCTGCGATTGGTCATATTAACATGTTTTTAGGACACTCAGATACAGGAAAAACAACTGCTGCTATTAAAGCGGCTGTAGATGCTCAGAAAAAAGAAATTCTACCGGTATTCATTATTACAGAACAGAAGTGGAGTTTTGAACATGCAAGGCTTATGGGATTTCAGTGTGATGAAGTAATTGATAAAGAAACTGGTGAAATGGATTGGGATGGATTTTTCTTATTTAATAATAATTTTAGTTATATTGAGCAAATTACTGACTATATCAATGAATTATTAGATGCTCAGGAGAAAGGTGACTTGAACTATAGTTTATGTTTTATTTGGGATTCTGTTGGTTCTGTACCTTGTAAAATGACTTATGAGGGTAAAGGTGGAAAACAACATAACGCATCTGTATTGTCTGATAAAATTGGTATGGGAATAAATCAAAGAATCTCAGGATCTAGAAAGGCCGATACTGAATATGAAAATACTCTTATTATCATCAATCAACCTTGGGTTGAATTACCTGACAATCCATTTGGGCAACCAAAAATTAAGGCTAAAGGTGGTGAGTCTGTTTGGTTAAACTCTTCATTGGTATTTTTATTTGGTAATCAAAAAGGGGCTGGAACAACAAAAATAACTGCAACTAAAGACAAAAGATCTGTTAAATTTGCGGTTAGGAGTAAGATATCTGTTATGAAAAACCATATAAATGGTTTAGGTTTTGATGATGGAAAAATAATTGTTACACCACATGGATTTTTAGCAGGCAAAGATTCTGCGGAAGAGAAAGTATCTATTGAGTCTTATAAAAAAGAATATGCTGAGTATTGGAAAGATATTATTGGAAGTGAGGGTGATTTCATACTGACAGAAGAAAAGGAAGATTAATTTATGAAATTACACTTAGGTTGTGGTGATAAACATATTGATGGGTATATTAATATAGATTGTAGATTCTTACCTACAGTAGATGAAGTTCAAGATGTAACAATATTAAGAAAATATAAAAATAATTCTATTAATGTTATTTACGCTTCTCATGTGTTGGAACATTTCAAAAGGTGGGATTATAAATATGTTTTGAACAGATGGTATGAACTTTTGGGTGAGGGTGGTATTTTAAGAATTGCAGTACCGGATTTTGAACAGATAGTTAACCATTATGTTAAACATAAAAATTTGAGAGAACTATCAGGTTTACTTTACGGTGGTCAAGATTATGAAAAAAATTTTCATCATTGGATATGGGATTTTCAAACATTGAAAGAAGACTTAATTGATGTAGGATTTCATTCTGTTTACAGATATGATTGGAGAAAAACAGAACATAATCAAATTGATGATTTCTCACAATCTTATTTACCTCATTTATGTAAAGACAATGGAATGTTAATGAGTTTGAATGTTGAAGCGATTAAATAAAAATCAGAATGAAAACATTATTAGTTGATGGGGATAATCTTTTCAAGATTGGTTTCCATGGTGCTAAAGATTTTTTTGTAGGAAACGATCATATTGGGGGAGTCTACCATTTTATCAATACTCTTAGGAGATTTTTAGAAGAACATAATCATGATAAAGTAATTGTATTTTGGGATGCGGAACATAATTCATCGGCTCGTAAGTCTATTTATCCCTCTTACAAAGCCAATAGAAGAAATTCTATGGATGAAGAACAATATTTTTCATATCTCCAACAAAAGATAAGAGTAAAACAATATCTAGAAGAGATATTTGTAAGACAAGCTGAAGTTATTAATAACGAAGCGGATGATTTAATATCTTATTATTGTAAGATTGCAATTGATGAACAGATTATTATCTTTTCATCCGATAAAGACCTTACGCAATTAATTTCAGAGAATATTACAATTTATTCTCCCACCAAAAGAGACTATTTTAGATTTAACGATAAAATAAAAATAGGTAATGTTGAGATACCCCATCAGAATGTGTTAACCTGTAAAGTTTTAACTGGTGACAAATCAGACAACATTGAAGGAATTCAAGGGTTGGGTGAAAAAACTTTAATCAAATTATTCCCTAAATTGCAGGAAAAATCATGCACTGTTGAAGAAATCTTGGATAATGCACGAGATATCAGGCAAGAGAAAACTTCAAAAGTTTTGGAAAATATTTTGACAGGTAAGTCAAAAAGCGGTATACTTGGAGAACAATTCTTCATTATAAATAAAAAAATTATTGATCTACAAAATCCACTAATTACAGAAGATGGTATTGAACTGATAAAACAAATCTATAAAGACACTATCGATCCAACAGACAGAGGATATAAAAATCTAATGAAGATGATGATAGAAGATGGAATGTTTAAGTATCTACCAAAAAACGATGATGAATGGGTTAATTTTTTGAAACCATTTATGAAACTTATTAGAAAAGAAAAAAGAAAAGTATAAAAGTTATGATTATAATTAAAAGCATGATTACGAGTTTCATTTCCGCATTGGGTGGGGCTTTCGTAGTTTATGGTGAAATAGATGATTCACCAGGATTGGGAGGTATTGGACTACTAATGATTGGTATGTCTTTTTATTTGAACTTAAAAAACAACAAAAATAAATAATATGAGAGAACAAGACACAACAAAGTTAGAATTTCTAATTACGTTGAACGAAAACATTGTAGTACAAAGATTTTTTAATGTTAGAGGGTTTAATCCTAAAGCGAAAAATTCCCTTGAGATCTATGAGTATGTTAAAGAGATTGTTGAAACACTTCACTATGATTTGAAGATGAAAACAGTGATCTATATGTTAGATAATAGAGAATCAATCATGCATGATCCTGCGGTTATGGAGACTTCTTTCACTGAAGGTCCTGAAGTTTTTAATCTAATTATTAGAAATGGAGAACAGACACTTTGTCATAGACAATTTGATGGAAAAAGATACCCGCCAAAAGTTCGTTATACGGTGGACGTAAGACCATATCTTAAAGAGATATTGAAAACTTTGACTGACATATTTTCAGACACAAAATTAAGTTTCGATTATCTTGGATATGAGTTGAGTAAGTAAGTATTTAATATTATAAGGGGGTTCGTTTTTAAGTTATGAGTAAGAATTTTGATTATTTAGGTAATACCTTTCAAATACAATTAATTAATCAAATAATAGAGGACAAAGATTTTGCATCATCTATAATGGATGTACTCGAAAGTTCCTATTTTGATAACAAATACTTCAAGATTATCACTCAAATGATTAAGGAGTATTACAAGAAATACGAATCTACACCATCATTTGATACTTTAGAACAAATTATAAAGTCTGAAGTGACACAAGAACTTGTAGCAAAAATTGTTCTTGATACTTTGAAGCAAATTAAGAGTGCGCCTTTTGAGGGTTCTACTTTTGTACAGGAAAAGGGTCTGAAGTTCTGTAAACAACAAGAACTTCAGAAGGCTATGGAAAGAGCTCAGAAGATTATTAATGAAGGGGATTTCGAGTCTTACGATAAAGTTGAAGGGTTAGTTAGGGATGCATTACAGGTAGGTATTTTGGATAAGGGACAATCAGATGTTTTTAGTGAATTAGAAACAGTACTTGATGAAGACTATCGACACCCAATCCCAATGGGGATTGCAGGAATAGATAATCTACTAAAAGGTGGATTGGCTAAAGGTGAGATAGGTGTTATCTTAGCACCTACTGGTGTAGGTAAAACAACTGTTTTAACTAAGATTGCAAATACCGCATTTAATTTGGGGTATAATGTACTTCAAATCTTTTTCGAAGACAATCCTAAAATTGTTCAGAGAAAACATTTCACAATCTGGACAGGAATTGAACCAGACAAATTAGTCTTACACAAAGAAGAGGTAATGGGTAAAATTCGTGAGATTCAGGAAACAATGAAAAATAAGTTGGTTCTTAAAAAAATGGCATCTGATACGATGACCATGAATCAAATTAAGAATCAAGTAAGAAAACTAATTGCTGACGGTACTAAAATTGATATGGTTTTATTAGATTATATCGATTGTGTTTTACCTGAACAAAGTTCTAAAGACGAATGGAAAGCGGAAGGATCTGTTATGAGAGCTTTTGAAGCCATGTGTCATGAACTTAATTTGGCTGGGTGGACAGCAACCCAAGGAAACAGAAGTTCAATTTCATCGGAAGTTGTAACAACTGATCAGATGGGAGGATCAATTAAGAAAGCTCAAGTGGGTCACGTTATTATTACAGTGGCAAAGACATTGCAGCAAAAAGAAATGAATTTAGCAACAATTGCAATCACAAAATCAAGACTAGGAAAAGATGGGGTTGTTTTTGAGAATTGTAAATTCAACAATGAACTTCTTGAAATAGATACAGAATCCTCAGTTACATTCTTAGGATTTGAAGAACAACAAGAAGAGAGGAAAAGGGATAGAGTTAAAGAGTTATTGGAAAAAAGAAAGCAAAGAGAAAACCAAAAAACATCAAACTAAATATCTACTTTTTACAGAAAAAACTTATTTTTTTTTATCTAAAAATGGGTTCGCTTAATAGCAACCATCATATTTATTAAAAAAATCGTTGATTTTTTTTGATAAAACTAAACAATATAAAAAATGGAAATTTCAAACAGAATTTTATCGGACATTACAGTATACATGAAGTATGCAAAATATGTCCCTGAGTTAAACAGAAGAGAGACGTGGAATGAACTTGTGACCAGAAACATGGAAATGCACATAAAAAAGTTCCCACAATTAGAGAAAGAAATTAGAGAGAATTACAAGTACGTTTATACTAAACAAATTCTCCCCTCAATGAGATCAATGCAATTTGCGGGTAAACCAATTGAAATTTCTCCAAACAGAATTTACAACTGTGCTTTTGCACCTGTTGATGATTGGAGAGTATTTTCTGAAATTATGTTCTTATTATTAGGTGGAACAGGAGTTGGATACTCAGTACAAAAACATCATGTTGACATGTTACCTGAAATCAGAAAGCCTTCGAAAGAAAGAGGTAGAAGATGGTTGGTTGCAGATTCAATTGAAGGATGGGCAGATGCTGTTAAAGTTTTAATTAAATCTTATTTCTTTGGTGGTTCTCATATTATATTTGATTTCAGTGATATCAGACCAAAAGGTGCTAGATTAGTTACTTCAGGTGGTAAAGCACCTGGACCACAACCTCTTAAAGAATGTCTAATTAAATTAGAAGGAATTCTTGATGCTAAAGAAGATGGTGAAAAGTTAAGAGCGATTGAAGTTCATGATATGGTATGTCATATCGCAGATGCGGTATTGGCTGGTGGTATAAGAAGAGCCGCACTTATTTCGTTATTCTCAGCAACAGATGATGAGATGATTGGATGTAAGAGTGGTTCTTGGTGGGAAACTAATCCACAAAGAGGTAGAGCAAATAACTCGGCTGTGTTGCTCCGACACAAAATTACAAAAGACTACTTCATGGATCTTTGGAAGAGAATTGAAGCTAGCGGAGCTGGTGAACCCGGAATTTATTTAACAAATGACAAAGATTGGGGAACTAACCCATGTTGTGAAATTGCGTTAAGACCGTTTCAATTCTGTAACTTGACAGAAGTAAACGTATCAAATGTTGTATCACAAGAAGATTTTGAAGACAGAGTTAGAGCGGCGGCTTTCTGTGGTACATTACAGGCGGGATATACAGACTTCCATTATCTACGACCAATTTGGCAAAGAACAACTGAAAAAGATGCTTTGATAGGTGTATCTATGACGGGTATCGGATCAGGTGCGGTTCTGAAGTTAGATATGAAATCAGCGGCTAAGATTGTTAAAGAAGAAAACAAGAGAGTTGCTGAGATACTTGGAATTAATCCAGCGGCAAGAACAACAACTGTAAAACCTGCAGGAACTACATCATTAACTTTGGGAACATCAAGTGGAATTCACGCATGGCATAACGATTACTACATTAGAAGAGTAAGGGTTGGTAAGAATGAATCAATCTATACGTACCTGAAGGAAAACCATCCTGAGTTAGTTGAAGACGAATATTTTAGACCTCATGATACTGCGGTAATTAGTATACCTCAAAAAGCACCTGAAGGGTCAATTTTGAGAAACGAGTCTCCAATACAACTATTAGAAAGAGTTAAGAAAGTTCATACTGAATGGGTTAAACCTGGTCACAGAACTGGATCCAATTCACATAATGTTTCTGCAACAATTTCGGTTAGAGAACACGAATGGCCTGCGGTTGGTGAGTGGATGTGGGAAAATCGTGATCAATATAATGGATTGTCAGTTCTACCCTATGACGGAGGATCTTATATCCAGGCACCTTTCGAAGATTGTACTAAAGAAAGATACGACGAATTGATGCAGACACTACATGATGTGGATCTTTCAAAGATTGTAGAGGTGGATGATAATACAGATTTAAGTGGTGAATTGGCTTGTGCTGGTGGAGCTTGTGTTTTAGTATAATACCTATGGAAAGTAAAAATAAAGAAAGGGAGAATCAAAATGAGATTCTCCCTTCTGATTATTATATAGAAAATAATAGAGTAGTATTCACTGAGGAATACCATATTAGAAGGGGTCACTGTTGTGGTTCACATAATGGTTGTAGGCATTGCCCTTATGAACCAAAAGGACTTAAAGGGAACACTATACTAAAAAGTTAGTCCATATATATTTATGAAATATGGCAAATGGTGTTACATATGGGTTAAATTTTCCGTTTCGTGATTCAAGGAAAGGAGATTATTTAGAACTTACAGAATTAGAATCGGAAGAAATAAGAGCCGATTTAATACATTTACTATTAACTCGAAAAGGTTCTAGATATTTTTTACCCACATTTGGTACCCGTCTTTATGAATATATTTTTGAACCTTTTGACGGATTAACATTTAGTGCGATTGAGACAGACATAAGAGATTCTGTTTCAACGTTCATGCCTAATTTAATACTAAACAACGTTTCTTTAGAACCAATAAGTACTGAAGATGAAGTTCCTGTAGGACCACCGGCAAGAGTTGGTACTGTTCAGGTATACGACATATATAGAGTACCTGGTAAAGGGACTGCAGATTACACGGCTAAGGTAAGAATTGACTATACCATAGGAAATTCTGTTTTTGCTCAAAGTGATTTTGTTATTATCAATATTTAATGTAGATGGCAAATAATAAAATTTCATATACAGTCAGAGATTATCAAGGTATTAGAGCGGAACTTCTTAATTATGTTAAACAATACTATCCTGATCTAGTTCAAGATTTTAGTGATGCTTCAGTTTTCTCAGTTTTTTTAGATTTGAATGCTGCGGTTGCCGACAACCTTCACTACCATATAGATAGGAGTATACAGGAGACTGTATTACAATATGCACAACAAAGATCATCAATTTATAATATTGCCAGAACTTATGGTTTGAAAATACCTGGTGCAAGACCGAGTGTTTCTTTGGTTGATTTTTCTATAACAGTACCGGCTTTCGGAGATAAAGAAGATGAAAGATATCTTGGAGTACTTTTAAGAGGTTCACAAATTTTAGGTGCGGGTCTTGTTTTTGAAAATGTTGAAGATATTGATTTTGCATCGCCATATAATTCTTCGGGTTTTCCGAATAGATTAAAAATCCCGAATTTTAATTCAAATGGAGTTTTAATTAATTACACAATCACTAAGAGAGAGTTGGTTGTTAATGGAATAACTAAAGTATATAAAAAAGTAGTACTACCAACGGATGTAAGACCATTCTTAGAATTATTTTTACCTGAAAAAAATGTATTGGGTATAACTAGCGTCTTGTTAAAAAATGGTACTGATTATACCAATATTCCACCAGCATCAGAATTCTTAGGATTGGCAAATAGATGGTATGAAGTTGATGCTTTAGCTGAAGATAGAATCTTTATCGAAGATCCAACCAAAGTTGCGGATCAACCTGGTATTAAAGTTGGTAGATATATCCAAACTAATAATAGATTTATTTCTGAATTTACACCTGAAGGCTTCAAAAAATTAACATTTGGAGGAGGGTCATCATCTTCACAAGATCAGTTAAATTTATTTACCAATTTTGGAGTTGAACCAACAATACAAAGTTATTTCAATAATTTTTCATTAGGATCTACCTTAACACCTAACTCTACATTATTCATTCAGTACCGTGTAGGTGGTGGGCTAGGAACAAATTTAGGTCCTAATGTAATTAATCAAGTTGGTACTGTGTCTTTTTTTGTTAATGGTCCATCGGACATAATAAATTCTTCAGTTCAAAATTCACTTAGGTGTGCAAACGTTACTGCGGCAATAGGGGGAGCAAATCAACCATCGATCGAGGAAGTTAGAAATTATGTTTCATTTAATTTTGCAGCTCAGAAAAGGGCGGTAACAGTTCAAGACTATGAAGCTCTAATAAGGAATATGCCATCACAATTCGGAGCACCTGCAAAAGTTGCAATTACTGAAAAAGACAATAAGATTAATATTGAGATTTTATCATATGATACTTCGGGTAAATTAACTAGTATTGTCTCAAACACGTTAAAACAAAATATTGCAAATTATTTATCCAATTATAGAATGATGAATGACTATATCTCAGTTGTTACTGCTGAAGTTATTGACTTGGCGGTTGAAGTTTCTGTGGTATTAACATCTAGTCAAAATTCAGGACAAATAATTGCAGATGTTATAGATAAGGTATCTGATTATTTTAATCCGTTGGTTAGAAACTTAGGTGAAAATGTTTATCTTTCTGAACTTAAAAGTATTATCCAAAATACAAACGGTGTAATTACTGTTACTGGAATCGATGTTTTTAATCAAGTAGGTGAACAATATTCTTCAGCTCAAACATCGATGCAATATGAGAATGAAGAAATAAAGCTAATACGTCCTGTAGATGATACTTTATTTGCTCAACCAAATCAAATTTATCAAATAAGATATCCAGCTAAAGACATTAGGGTCAGTGTTAAGAACTTTCAAAACGTTACTTTTACTTAATAAGTTTATTTATTGAACTATTAAGTTAAATTTTAATTGGTATTTTTTACCCTTAACTATTTATTCATTAAAGACCTGATGGGTTCAAGCTATAGAATTAAAACAGAATTAGGAACGACAAAAACAATAAATGTTGAACTTAACCAAGATTTTGAATTTTTAGAAATTCTTTCACTTAAAATTCAACAAGAAGATGTTTATGATCGTAATTGTTCAGATTACGGATTAATCGTAGGTAGAGTAACCGCAAATAATGGGTTTGGTATACCAAATGCGAAAGTTTCGGTGTTTATTCCAATTAGTGATGCAGACCAATCAAACTCAATAATAACAAGTATATATCCTTATAAAAATCCTTTAGATGTAAATGAAGATGGATACAGATACAATTTATTACCATATGAAAAATCATATAGTAAACATGCGGCAACAGGTACTTTCCCAAGTAAAAACGATGTTTTAAGTAATAACACAGCAATTGAGATATTTGACAAGTATTACAAGTTTACCGTAAAGACTAATGATAGTGGGGATTATATGATTATGGGGGTACCTGTAGGTTCTCAAACCATGGTTATGGATGTTGACTTATCTGACATAGGAGAATTTTCTCTTACTCCTCAAGATTTAATAAGGATGGGAATAGCGACAGAATCTCAAGTTGCGGGTAATACATTTAGAACATCTTCAGACCTTAGCTCACTCCCACAAATAGTTTCAATCACAAAAAGTTTAGAAGTTTCACCTTTATGGGGAGATCCTGAATTGTGTCAATTTGCAGTTAATCGAGTTGATTTTGATTTAAGAGATGATGCAAATATCGATATTCAGCCTACAGCTATTTTTATGGGATCAATTTTTTCAACACCTAACAAATTCAGGGTTAGAAAAAATTGTAAACCTAAAGATAACATGGGTAATTTATGTAATTTAATTGCAGGACCAGGTCAAGTTTTAGCTATACGACAAACTATAAGGGAAGATGAGGATGGGTTTCCAATTTTAGAGACATATAGTTTAGAACAATCAGGTAATATAATTGATGAGAATGGAACGTGGCTTACTGAATTACCTATGAATTTAGATTATGTTGTAACTAATGAGTTTGGTGAAAGAATATTCTCACCAAATCCGGAGATTGGTATTCCTACTAAAGCAAAGTATAGATTCAAAATAAAGTGGCAACAACCAAATAAGTTAACAGGTAATACAAGAAGGGCTTATCATTTAGTACCTAATGTTAGAGAATATGGTTGGTATGGGGATATTGATCCTAATACATCAAATGTTAGTAGTCAGGCAAAAAAAGAATTGAAAGGATCTTATTATTTTGGATTAGATTGGAGTGGATATACGAATCCTAGTTCTGCGGTTGCATGTGAAGATACTTTTTATGAATTTAATTATAATAGGGTTTATACTGTTTCGGGATTAATAGATCAATGGAAAAAAGGTGGAAGAGGCAGATTTATTGGTATAAAAGAAATTGATGATGATTCTTGTTCAGACACCACTAATAAATTTCCAACTAATGACGGATTTAGAAACTTTGATTTTTTATTTTTTATATTTTCACTTTTATTTTTACAGATACAAATAATTGGATTAATAGTACTGATTGCCTCTCATTTTGTGGTGTGGCTCTTTGATAAGTTTATTAGTGCGATATGTGATATTTGTGAAGTTAGTATTTTAGGTGGATATCCGTTTAGGTTTATTTGTCGTAATCTAAATATTGATTGTAAACCTAGAGATTATACAATACGACTACCTATGATTACATATCCTGATTGCGATGCGTGTGAATGTAAGGAAACTGAAGTAAGTGAATCTCGTCCTAAAGCGACATTAACAGGAAGCTTATCTTATTTATCGGGACCTACATATTATGTTAATGGTTTACAAACTTATTTCGGTACAAATGAAAATAGTACAATATATAGTGTAGTTTATGGTCAAGCAATTGCGGGCAATAATTTAGAAATAACTAACACCGGTATATACAAGACACCTAAATCTGTACCCTTAAAGAGGATAACTGATGATTACTTGGTTTTTGCATATTCATATGATTTACCTATGGGTGAAAGAATTAATGTGTTCAATACCAGGGATAGTTATTTTGATAATCTAAATAAAATAAAAGTAACGTTTGCTAAAGAGTCTAATTTAGGTAAGTATCATTTCGACAATACAATAACAGTATTATCAACTCAATCTTATCAACCAGGACAATTATTAACTTCGGTAAACCCAACTTCATCTACTGATAAAAATTTCAATTATACTCAAACGACAAATAACGGAGTGACATATGGTATCTCGGGGGTTAGTCAAAAAAACGCTTTTAATTTAACAACAAGATACGCAACAACTCAAATAACAGACTCTACTGTAGATTATTTTCTTCCAACAGGAACTACGGTTGAATCTCAAATTTATCCTATGGATAGGGAATATTTTCAAGTTATTACCGCAATAACTATTTCTGAAGCTGCGAAGTTATGGGATAATACTTCTCTTCAAACATTTCCAAATATTATAACCTCACCAACAAATGTTACATTAATGAGAAGTGTTGCACCTAATGGTGGGTTTGGAGTTTTTCAAGTAGAAGATTCAAAATCATTATATACTTCAGATTTATTTGAAAATTTCAATGATCAATATATTTTAATTCTACAAAGAGGAGTAGACCCTTATTCACCAAAATATGTTAATGAGTATGGGTTAGGTTTGATTTTTGGGAAAAATATAGAAGATCCTAATTTTATAGTAACCGCATCAACCAGAGTTAACATTCCAATACAGAAAGTAAATTCAGGTTCTAATACTATACCTGAATTTAGTCCGATAAATATATATTATAGTTCTAGTTTCTTCACTCCTGGTGATAATTTTAGTGCATTTACATCATCAACAATTGCTTATTATAGTAGTTTAGATGCTTCATTAACACCTAGCTCTCCAATATCGATACTCTCAGACTCTCAATTTCAAGGTGCAACCGGAGTTGTAACAAGTACTTCAAATTATTTTTGGAATTCTCAAGAAAACTCAACTAAATACTCTAGTTCTGAAGACCTTACAGGATGTTCATTTATATACGGAAGACAGAACTCAGGAAGTATGTATGATGCATTTACATATGTCTATACAACTAAAAATTTATATCCTTCATTTACTGGTTCTCCAATGAATATTGTAGATAAAACTAAAAATATAATGAGAACTGATAGGTTACCTTCATCAGATAAACTTGATGGTTATACTTGGGAACTTAATCCTTCATTATTACAACAAAACAATAATTTTATTTTTTATGAAATACCTGAGCCTACAGAACCGTTACGATCTGGATTATATACTACAGGTGCTCAACAAGTTCAACCGGATTTAGATGGACAACCTTTAGAATTGACTGTTCTAACTAGTTTCGATTGTGCTGGTATGGTTGGTCTCAGTTGTTATTCGGGTGATAGCTATTCTTTTGGAATAAAGGAAAATTGTGAAGAAACGGATTATGTGGAAAGAGGTTGTTATGTTTTTTTGAAAAGACCTTTAAGTGGTTTAGGTAGAGATATTAATAATTTTAATGAGTGGGCATACAGATTTAGGTTTTTCTATGGATTATGTAGAGGGGTTCTAGCACAATCTTTTGTAAATAATTGGGTAAATGGGTCTTTATATGCGTTCCCAATACAAGTCGACACGTTTTATGATAAACAAAACAAACCTAAACCACCAATTTTTTGCAATAATTTAGTTTATTTTGACCAGGCAACTACAAACTTCTATTATAGAAGTAGTCCATATAATTTGAATAGTAATGCATTTGTTGGAAAGATTAGTACTGAACCAACAGCAATAAATGACAGAAATCTTCTGTTCCCAACTACCATAATTAATTTAGGTCCTAAAGATGTATTTTGGTCAGAAATTTCTATGGAACCATCATTCAAAGGATATATTATGAATCAGTTAGACTCGACAAGTTATGGGGATACTTCTGATTTAATAAATTTATTTGTTATAAGTAGGATTACTGACGAAGGATTTTTAGAAAGACTAGTTCAGTTAGGGGACAATTCGTTAAATCAATTATTCAGTAGAAATGGTTCTGATAGAAGAATCGACGGTGATTTAGCACAACTACTGTCAATAAACTCAGAAGAGGGAGTTATTAAATTTTCACCTGAGTTTTATGGTTCAGGTGCAAAATTAGGAGACCCAATAGTAATTTTAGGATCCTTAAATAACCCAACATTAGGTGTTTTCTTTTCATCAACAACTGAAGATTTACAATTCAAAGATTATTTAACTCCGGGAAGAATTGATTACAGACCTGCAAATAATGCTAAAGCAATAGGTTATAACTACGGAATAAAATCACAAAGAGTTCCTTTTTACAGATGGGAACTTAAAAATGGTAATTCAATATTTGGAAGTGAAAGAAACAATTGGAAAACAAATTATAGTAATGACGTTGCTCTAACAGGAATTTTCAGTAGGGAGTATCAATCATTGGATAGAACGGGAACAACAATACCATCATATTTTATTTCTTCAAATGCGCAAATTAATGATACTTATGCTAGAGGTTATATATTCAATGTCTCTGCGGATACAATAAATAACGAAACCATATTTTCTCCTTATGCGGGAAATTGGAATGGGTCATTCTTAGTTGGTGCTCCGTTTCATTTTTATTTTGGAACAGTTATAGGGGCGACTGCGATAGATAGGTTCAAAGAAAAATATTCGGTAGATGAATAAACATACCATTATACCAAGTGAATTACAATACCAATCGGCACCCAGTGTTGATCAAAAACTTACTATTTCTCTAGATGAATCACCAAAGACTTTAGTTGAATATGATAGAAACTCAAATGTTAGTTTAGCTCAAGTTTTTGAGGATGAAAGGAATGCGTCCTCAACATTTAGACCAACTTTCAAATTTTCTTTTTTATATGAAAACACATTAACGGGCACAACTTCGTATCTACCATTTCAATATAATTTATATTATGTTGATAATGAAAATTCAACTGTGAGTGGGATATGGAAAGGATTTCCACAGTTCTTTGAATTTGATGTATTGCGAACTGATATAGAC